TAAGGATATGAAATACATAATATGTAATAAATTGGATATATCATCTTATGGTTGCGGGTTGGATAATTATATAGAACGATGTTCTATGAATGACCTTGTTGAATTAACAGGTTTATCCAAAAAGACAATAAATCGTTGGTTAAGGAAATATTATGATTTAGAGACGGTTGACTTCCATTTCGGTGCTCTCTATTCTGCTAAACAGAAGATAAGAGAGGATAGAGAAGCCAAGGAAAGGTCTGCCAGAGAAGCCAATGAAGTAATTAATAGGAGAAGGAATATGCCTATGGCTATATACAAAACACAGTCTATTAAATCTTTTGATAGAATCCCCAATTATATCCCAAGGGGTTATGTTCATACGGTTAAGTTGTGGTAATCATGGAAATAGAAAACGATTTTTAATGTTCTTCTTATGTTAATTTTCAATCCCGACCTAGAAAATCGTTCAATTTATATCAATTAGGTGGACAGATATACATAAAATCATATCAATTAAGCGACTGAAAATACGAAATGATGTATTAAAAGACATCAAAATTGTAGAATGGGTGGACATGAGTTGACATTTTCATAAACGTTATTTTCTCTAATAACCATTGACAATACAATGATTTATGCTTAATTATACAACTTGTCCACCCAATATATTAGTGATTTATGCGTTGCGCATGCGAAAAGTTGTCAGAAATACCGTTTATGATTTTTCAATAGGATAGATAATTTCCAATCCATTGATATTACACCCATCCTTAAGTAAGGCTACATTAATAGGTTTAACATCATTACCATTGAATATCACTTTATAACTTTTGTTCTTCTTATCCACGACTATTTTCTTTATCATAGCCCTGATACATTCTCTTATTTGTAATTTACTTTCGGGGGCATTCCATTTATCCTCAAAAAATTGTTTATAATTACTTAAAATAGACAATACAGGCGTAGCGCTTCTTATTACGGCTTCTTCTATATCAATTTCTCTTAATAGACGCCTTTCTTCTGATTCTTCTTCTTTAAGACTCTTTATTAGGTTCTCTGATGGGGTAGGGTCGTTGACAATGAGAGGGGTAAGCCTTTCTTGTTTGTTCTTACATTCTTTAAGTTTGCCCTTTAATACATCCAATTTAAATGGTTCTGTAGGTTTATTTTCTGTTAATGATTCGGCTACAATTTTACTTCTTGATAACAATTCTTGAAAACTTCTTTCAAAATCCTCAACTCTGATTCCATGTGCGTCACAAGTTTTTTTATATATTCCACAACAACGGTAGTATGAGTGTGGACGTTTACCACCCGAATGACGAAACATACCGTTGTTACATTTGGAACATATAATTATATTTTTAAATAATCCCACTTCTTGGCCTTTCTTTCCATTTCGGCCTTTATATTCACGACGTTCATTTAATTTATTTTTCACTGCCCAATAAATATCTTCTTCAATAATAGGAGTATATAATTTAATATTTTCTTCAAATTGGCGCAAATAACCTATAACCGCTTTGTTACGAAGAATATAATTAACAGAACTTGGATTCCAACCATTGGTATTTTTATTTGGTGTAGGAACTTTGCTTTTATTCAAATATCCAGTAATTTGACCTATACTATTACCTTTCATATACATGTCAAATATCTTTCTAACAACATTGGCTTTTTGTTCATCCACGATAAAACGGCCATCACCATTCTTTATCCACATTGGAAGATAACCCACTTTGATGAACTTACCAGATTTTAAAGTTTTTATCATGTTTTCATGAGCATCTTTAATTTTTCTAGTTCTTTCATTTTGTGATGTGTTGGCAACAGTATTTTGTATTTTAATATTCCAATCATTTTCATAATTATTTTTATTTATTACAAGACCGTTGTTAGTTGGTCCTGTGATGATTATAAAAGCATTTCTATCTTCTACAATTTCACCTAACGTATTATAAAAAGTTCGACTACCTTTTCTTGTTATTCTGTCAATATTTTCTACCAAAATTATATCGTTTGGTTGTAATATATTTTTTAATTGTTTCCATTCACATTCAAGATTTTTACCATTACTAGCACTCACACCTTTATCCTTGAATATTCTTATCAAAGGTAAATTAAGTTTTTTAATAGTAGAGTTTATATAATCAGTTTGTCTTCGTTCACTATCACCATCATCTTGTTCGGTGGTTGACCATCTGATATAACCGTATGCGTTTTTATAAGTTGACTCATTCATATTTTTGATGTATTTTTTCTTGATATTTTGGTTTGTGTTTAATAATAAGTACGAAACTAAATAATAAATGGTTGTTTTTTCTTTAATAAAGTAAAATTTAATAGTTGCCAAAATACAGAAAGTGTACTAAACTTAAGATGTTAAAATTTTTGGTATTTGGTTAACTATTCAACTATATATGACTCTGATTACCCTTGTGTAATTAACGATGAACCAATCTGATATAAACTATATAGTAGGACTGTTAAGTAAGGCCATAAAACAAAACGACTGGGATGCCGTAACAGAAGCTCTTGAATATGTTCAAGAATTTCAAGACGACCCCCAGTTTGAAGAAGAATAGCGTATGCTAATTTTTTTAGTTATATTGTTATCGGTATTGTTGACAGCATCTATCGTTTTTAACTTTCTTCTTTGGAAAGCAGGCGAACGACAACTTGTAATAAATGAATTATATTCTCGTTGGATAGCCGATTGGAGAGGACAAGTTCTCAAAACTTGGATTCACATGAAAATGCTTGACGAAAAGCAAATGTTTGAAAAAGACGATGAAGTTGGAATAGTATTTCAAGATATGAGAGATCTCATACGAAGTCTTAACGACAGAACCGAAGAAACCACAGAAGAAGGAGAATAAAATTTTCTATGAAGAAGAAAAAAGTCCTAAAGGCTTACCGTGTCCATAAATCTACTAAGAAGAACAGAAAGTTAAGGAAAAAAATTGTTCACCATAAAAAAAGAGTTGTTCGCCACTATAAGAAGAGAATAGTTCACAGACATTATAAGAAGAGAGTTGCAAAAATACCTATAATAATATCCGTAACTCCTGTAGTAACCATTACTGAAGCACCAAAACGTGGTAGAAGAAGTAAGAATGGTATTGTATCTGTAAACAAAATGTATTTTACCAAGGACACCGAAGATTCTATTATTGCCTATAACAATTCTACCGACTCTCAAATTAGAGAAAACCTTTACAACACAAAAATTAAGCACCCATTTGAGAAATTGGTTGAAAATATTTTTAACACATTCAAATTCAGTTACTTTGAAATTGGCCCTTTGGATGTTCAAAAAGAAACAGTTGCCCATTTGGTATCAAATATGCATAAATTTGAAGCTGGTAAGGGTAAAGCGTTTTCCTATTTTTCAATTATAGCAAAACATTATTTGATTGCTTTGAATAATTCTACTTACAAAAGACGTAATCAGCACGTAGAAATAAGCGAAGAACATGATGAAAATACCGTTCAACTTCAAACCGAAGATAAACATTATAAGGACGCAGAAATGAAAGAATTCATGGATCTTATGATACGATTTTGGGAAAACAATGTAAGAAAAATTTTTACTAAACAAAGAGATTTAGATATAGCCAATGCAGTTATTGAACTGTTTAGAAGTTCTGACCGAATTGATGCCTTCAATAAAAAGGCTCTTTATCTTTACATAAGAGAAATTTCATCTTGTAAAACACAACAAATTACAAAAGTAATTAACAAGATGAAACAATATCAAAATAACATATCACGTTCCTACTTGAACCAAGGTTCTATAAATACTGAAAATTACATAAAGGTTTGATAAAACGACATACGTTTCTATTTATAGGCGTATGGAAACTGATTTTGAGTTGTTTGATGGAAAGTCCTTTAAGGACTTGTGTAAAGACATTGTTGCCAATCAATCTAACCGCAAGGAACAGATTGAGGTTTTCATTGGTGATTTGCGTCCTATGATTAAAACAATCAATGACGCTATGCAAGTGGTTCCCCTCATAAAACAATACATTGATGCCGGCATTGCCAACGATGAACATCTTGTAAAATTGGCTCAAATTTGTCAAAGAATTATGGCTATACAAGCTGCTGCCGAAGCTAATGGTGGTTCTTACGGTCTTACAGAGGAAGAAAAGAAAGAATTGTGGTCATCCGTCAACACCGCTATAGATGAAATCAAACAGTCCGATTCGGTTATAGTTAAAACTATTTCTCAAACAAAAGAATAAGTTATGGCATATTGGAATAGACCTACAAGTAATTTTGCTCCGTCATTAGATACAATATCCCACTCAATGGGTATGCGAAAGGGCAAGGTTCCAGCTGATGAATTTTACGAAATAGAACCAGCTATAGTATTGGATATCATATTGGATAAAGACCATCCATATTTTCAAGAAAAAAAATATAAATTAGTTTCTGACCAATGGCCTGTTGATGTAAATGGCAAACAACCGGCAAAAGACGACAAAGATTATACATGGATAGGAAGAGCATTGATACGGCTTATTTATAGTCAACGAAACGTAGAAAAAGAAGACTTAGTATGGGCAATGCCTTTGGAATCCAACATATCAGAATATCCTGTATTAAATGAAATTGTTGGTGTAGTATTTTATTTAGGACAATATTATTACACAAGAAAAATAAATACTTTTAACACTCCTAATGCTGATGCCAATTTTAATATGGAATTAGCATATGGTGGATTTAGAAGCACCGATTCTCCGCCATCTATAATTCAAGGAAATAGAGAATTATTAGTTAAATCAACAGACCCCAAAATACCATATGAAGGCCCTCCGTCAAAATTAAATTCTTTAGGAAGTGTTGGATATAAAGGAACTTTAGGAAGATATTTTTATTACAACACAAGAATTAGAAATCTAAAAAGAAGAGAGGGTGACTTGGTTTTTGAAAGTCGTTTTGGCCAATCTATCCGATTTGCTTCGTATGATGATAATAGAGATAACGATAAAGGTTATAACTCTGATTTTAGTGGTTATACAGACTATAAGGGTAATGGTATATCTAATCCATACTCTAAAACCGAAGCTGGTGGTGGTAATCCTATGATTATCATTCGTAACCGTCAACGACCATTAAATACATCAAATGAAGAGGAAAAGAATGTTGGTGGTTACATATTGGAAGATATCAACAATGATGGTTCGTCAATACACATTACTTCCGGTGTCACTTTAAGTGGATTTCAAACAACATGTTTGAAAAAAATGTGGGGAAATGGAGAGGAACAGTCAGGTTTTAATGGCACTACATCGTTCAAATTTCCTAAATTATTGGGAGATCAAATAGTGATAAACAGTGATAGAGTCATTATTTCTGCCAAAAAGAATGAAATGTTTCAATATTCTAAGAAAAGAATGGCATTTGTCACCGATGATGAATTTACCATTGATGCTCACAATCAAATAGTTATTAACACAAATAACAAAACGGTATTAAATTCCCCGGCTATTTATTTAGGAGAATATAATCAAACTAGTGAGCCTGTCTTGCTTGGGCAGACAACGGTGAATTGGTTGTATAATTTTTGTAATTGGACGTTGGCTCATACTCATTGGTATAAGCATAATCATCCAGATGCTCAAGGTGGAACAGTTGGCGATCCAAATCCAACTTCCACACAAACATCGGTTGAAGCTGCGGCTTTGATAGTATTGAGGGAAAATTTGAATTTATTGTTGAGTAGAAGAGTATTTGTGGTCGGTGGTGGATTAGCTCCGGGTGTGAATGGTGGAACCATTGCAAACGGTGCTTCACCTGTGACAATAACTACGCCCGCTGGGTCGGGCGTTCCGGGTGGATTTGGTGGGTCTAACAATAGAACATAACACACATATGAAAATAGATGAATTAAAAAAGGCACTACGACATTTGATAAGAGAAGAAGTCAAAAAAGCCGTATCGGAAGAAGTCAGTAAGGCTATGGGTAAAGTGTTGGTGGAAATGGTAAAGGAAATCAAATCCAACAATCCTTCTACAATCGTTGAAGAAGTTGAAGAGTCATCAGAACCAGCCGCCATCTTGCAGACAAGAAACCCAAAACTCAATTCTGTTTTAGCCGAAACGGCTCGTAATTTTAAGCCTTTAAAGAAAACAACTGATTCAACAGGCTTAGTGGAATTAATGGGTGGATTTGACAAAATAGGTAAGGGTGAAAATATTGGCATTGAACAACCTGCTACTAAATTGGATTTCCTAAAACAGATGGTTGGCACAACTACAACGGAAGACCAACCATCCGCTTTGGATGGCGGGGCCGAAGTTCCTGATGCTTTAAAGAAGGTGTTCAAGAAAGATTTTAGAGCTGTAATGAAAAGGATAGATGAACAAAAGAAAAATGGCGGCGGCGGATATATTGACACAACTAAACTATTAACAGGATAAAAATGGCAACCATAGTAAAAAACCCTATATCAGCCGTTCCAATCGGATTGACTTTGCCGATTCAAGACGGTAATAGTGGATATTTTGCGCAATCATTTGATACGCTTACACAAGTAAAAAGCAACATTATTAACCTTTTAAATACACGTCAAGGTGAAAGAAGATTTCAACCAACTTTTGGAACTAGACTATGGAATTTAATATTCGAACAAAACGTAGATACGTTGAAAGATCAAGCGGTCAATATTGTTAGTGAAGATATAGCATCATGGATACCAAATGTAACAGTAGTTGATGTAACAGCTAATTTGTTAACAACCGACCAAATAACGACTAACAAGGATATTTATATGCTAGAAATTGCTGTAACTTTCATGATAAATTTAACAAAACAAACGGATACAGTAATCGTCACGATTAATAACACGACGCAATAATTTATGGCGACGACAACACAAAAATCATTTCAACCAAACAGCAAAGAAGTAAGATATATTAATAAAGATTTTTCACAATTTCGTGATAATCTTATTAATTTTGCTAAATATTATTTCCCAAATACCTATGCTGATTTTAATGAGGCTGCTCC